AGTGTTTGCGCTTTTTTGTTTGTGAGTCACAGGCAACCAAGATCTAAACATTTAGATAGGCAACATAACATAGGCAACTTACTAAGGAGAAAAACTATGGCATCATTAGCAGAAATCAGAGCAAGACTACAGGCAGCAGAGGGCAACAAAGGTGGCGGACAAACGGGTGGAGACAACTCCATTTACGCCCACTGGAACATGGAAGAAGGACAAAGTGCAACACTGCGATTCCTTCCCGATGCAAATACAAAAAACACATTTTTCTGGCAAGAACGAGCGATGATTCGTTTGCCTTTCGCTGGCATCAAAGGCGAAGGCGATTCCAAACAAGTGTACGTGCAAGTACCTTGTGTGGAAATGTGGGGCGATGCATGCCCCATCTTGGCAGAAGTACGCACCTGGTTCAAGGACAAGAGCCTTGAAGAAATGGGTCGCAAATACTGGAAGAAACGTAGCTACATTTTCCAAGGCTTTGTGCGTGAGAACCCACTAGCCGACGACAAGAGCCCAGAGAATCCCATCCGACGTTTTATCATTGGACCGCAAATCTTTGCCACCATCAAAGGTGCACTGATGGATCCTGAGCTTGAAGAAATGCCCACAGACACTCTGCGTGGCTTGGACTTCCGTGTGTCAAAGACCAGCAAGGGCGGCTACGCTGATTATTCAACCAGCAAATGGGCACGTAAAGAGTCTACACTCACAGAAGCTGAACAGGCCGCAATTGCCACACATGGCTTGTTTGACTTGAGCACATTCCTGCCCAAGCGACCAGGTGATGTGGAGTTGAAGGTGATCAAAGAGATGTTTGAGGCCTCAGTAGATGGGCAACCATACGACACAGAACGTTGGGGTCAATACTTCCGTCCTGCAGGTGTGCAAGCACCAGGCGGTGCCGGAGTCGCACATGTGGATGAGGACGCACCTGCACCAGCAGCCAAGCCTGTACTCAAAGTGGCAGCACCTGCACCAGCAAGTGACTTTGACGAAGACGATGTTCCTGCAGCAGCCGCGCCAGTGGCCAAGCCTGCAGCCTCAGGACAAAATGCCCAGGACATCCTGGCCATGATCCGTAGCCGTCAAGCCAAGTGATAGTAAATGGATCTGAGGCAACTCAGATCCATTTCAATTAAACAAATGAAATTTTCTTTAGTATTCGATAAGTCAGGTGATAGTTTGCCATTTGAAGTTGTGGCTAATCATGAACTTTTTGATTTTTTTGTAGGTCAAGCAAACCAAAAACAGCAAAACAGTTTTTCGAACAATAAGGCATTGTTCAACGAACTTGATAAAAAAATTACACATCTACATTGGGCTATATCAAAGACCAATGAAGTATTGTATGATTTAATTGGCAAATCGTTTGATCAACACACTGATTTAGAAAAATATCTAGATCAAAATTTCTTAAACAAGACTCATTCAGACTGGGTGTTTTCTCAATACAATAACGTTGACATTGATGCACTTAGATACAGCACAAACTCAAACCAGGCCAAGCTAGGTAACCATTTGCATGAATTGTACCCAGATGAAATTCGAGTTGTTAAAACTGCTCTAGCAATGGAAAAGCTAGGATACATATATCCATATGAGGAAGTAAATTTAGGAGTCCATCGTTTAGAAACTGCTTTCAATAAACAAAATTTAGAGTTTAGTGCAGATAACAAATGGGACGTATTTGACAATCCGTTTATTGATAGTATAATATCAAATAACAATGTGACAAATTTTATTTTTGGATACACATATGTTGGACGACAGTATTACAACAAGTTTGAATTCTTTGATGATAATTTAACATATTCTGATCACTACAATTATGAACAGTTGGAATTTTCGTTTCAGTTAAATTTACAAAAACCTCAAACTATTCCTTACAGCCGGGAAGCAATAGCATGGGCAAACACACATGGTGTACCGTTGATAACTGATCAACTGCCTATTGCTAATATTGTGGACATTTCAGAAAACTTATTTGAATACAGAAAAGTTTTACTTAGAAATTCTCGAGATAACAATCGAGCAAGTATTAAATTTTAAAGGACAGACATGGGAAAACCATTTGACGTAAGCAAATTCCGCAAGGACATTACCAAAAGCATTGAAGGCCTCAGCATTGGATTCAATGATCCAACAGATTGGATTAGCACAGGCAACTTTGCCTTGAACTATCTCATCTCAGGAGATTTCAATCGAGGCATTCCCTTGGGCAAGATCACAGTGTTTGCCGGCGAATCAGGTGCAGGCAAGAGTTATATCTGTTCAGGCAACATTGTGAAGAACGCACAAGAGCAAGGCATTTTTGTCATCTTGGTTGATACAGAAAACGCACTGGATGAAACATGGCTACATGCACTGGGTGTAGACACCGGTGCAGACAAGTTGCTCAAACTGAACATGAGCATGATTGATGATGTGGCCAAGGCCATTTCAACATTCATGATTGACTACAAAGCTCTGCCCGACGGTGAGCGTATGAAGGTGCTGTGGGTGATTGACTCATTGGGCATGTTGTTGACACCAACCGATGTCAACCAGTTTGAAGCAGGCGACATGAAAGGCGACATGGGCCGCAAGCCCAAGGCACTTACCGCACTGGTTCGTAATTCAGTCAACATGTTTGGTGGTTTTAATGTGGGGATGGTCTGTACCAATCATACCTATGCCAGTCAAGACATGTTTGATCCAGATGACAAAATTTCGGGTGGTCAAGGATTTATCTATGCGTCAAGTATTGTGGTGGCCATGAAGAAAATGAAGCTGAAAGAAGACGAGGATGGCAACAAGATCTCCGAAGTCATGGGCATCCGCGCTGGTTGTAAAGTGATGAAAACTCGTTATGCCAAACCATTCGAAGGCATGCAGGTTAAAATTCCCTACGAAACAGGTATGAATCCCTACAGTGGCCTGACTGATCTTGCAGAGAAAAAAGGCATGCTCAAGAAAGAAGGCAATCGTCTGGTGTTTGTCACCAGTGAAGGCGAAATAATTAAACAATTCCGCAAGGCCTGGGAAGCCAACGAAGATGGGTGCCTGGACAAAGTCATGATCGACTTCAAGAACATCAAGACAGAGGTAAGTACAGCCGACACAACGGAGGAATAAAAATGTCAGCAGAAGTAGCAAGCGAAATTTGGGGTGAATTAAAGAGATACATCAATGTGGTAGATCGTATAGATGCTGCTGAAAGCATTGTGTCTATCCTGATTGATCACGATCATGATGTTGAAGAAATTCGAAACGCATTTAAAGGTGATTCAGACATCAAAAAAGCCTTGACTGCATATTTGGACAATGACAAAGACTATGCAGAAGAGGAAGAAGAAGAGCCGGACGAGGACGACAACTACAACCAAGAAGATGACTACTGATGTGGTACAGCCGAGTAGTCGCTGACCTTGGTAACATTCCTGACTTCATTGCACACTTTGAATCCGAACTTACAGAGGCCAAACGTGACTGCAAAATTGGCGGCCTGGTAGAGAAGAACATCACTGCCTTGCCGGGCATCACTGAGCATAGATTCAACCAGTTACAAGAAATTGAAGCTGTGTTGAACTTTCTCAACATTCAACTACGCAAGATACGTACCCGGCACTTCAAGAAGTATTTGGAAGGCTATGCTCGTGCGCTCACAGCACGTGATGCTGAAAAGTATGTGGACGGTGAAGAAGAAGTTGTGGACTTTGAAACCATCATCAACGAAGTGGCATTACTACGCAATCGTTGGCTGGGCATCATGAAGGGCTTGGATACCAAGCAGTGGCAAATGGGTCACGTGGTGCGACTGCGCACAGCAGGTATGGAAGATATCACAGTTTAATAAACTAAATACATTATGACACAAAAAGACCCTTCGAACAACTACATAGACAATCCAGACAAAGGAGCACACGACTCTGCTTCTTGGGCACAAAAATGGACTAAAGAAAGATACACTGCTAAAAAACGAGCCAATTTTGAGACAGTTGACGCTTATTTGTCGCAGCCTGTTGGCAAGCTATTGGACATTGGTTGCGGATTTGCCCACGAATCTCGCAGTTTTGCAGAAAAGTACGGTACAGAGTTGTGGTTACTGGATGGTGATCAACAACAAAATAGTAACAAACCTGAGTCTGCTTCTTATGGCAATTGGAACACAACAGCAGACTCTTTGTATTTTTATCATACCTTCGACTTTTTAGATGCCAAACTGCAAGAACTAGGCACAAAAAATTATCACTTGATCAATACCAACAACATCAATATTGATGAAAATATAAAATTTGATTTAATCACATCTTGGCTCAGTTGTGGACATCACTATCCTGTAAACACCTACATTGACTTGATGAAAAAACACTCACACAAAGACACACGTATTATATTGGATCTCAGAACCAAAGGAACGCCTACTAACTTTATAGGCGTAGATGGGTTTGAAGTTGTTAACATAGTATCAAGTCAGGGCAACAAACGTAGTACTGTGGAAATAAAACTGACTTGAAATGACTGATCGAGAACGCTGGCAACGAGATCTAGCAGAAATGGAATTCTTCTTGCTGATATTTTTCATTGCAGCTTGGACAGCTTTTTGGTGGTGCATGAGTCATGTTGGTTAAATATCCACATGAAAATCATAATTGTCACAGGCGGGTTTGATCCGCTACATTCTGGGCACATTGCCTACTTCCAAGCAGCCAAGGCTCTGGGGCATAGACTGGTTGTTGGACTCAATTCAGACGACTGGCTAATACGCAAAAAGGGCAGACCATTCATGCCCATGACCGAACGCAGAGCCATAGTAGAAAATCTCTCCATGGTAGATCGTGTGATTGAGTTTGACGACTCTGATGACAGTGCTCGGGACGCCATACGCCTGGCCAAACTGTACTACCCCATGCCTAAAGCCAAATTTATCTTTGCCAACGGCGGCGACAGGACTCAGGACAACATTCCTGAAATGACGGAACCCGATGTGGAATTTGCATTCGGGGTAGGCGGCGAGAACAAAAAGAATTCCAGTTCATGGATATTGACTGAATGGAAAACACCCCGAACTGATCGTGCCTGGGGATACTATCGTGTGTTGCATGAAGTAGGTGCCAATACCAAACTCAAAGAACTTACGGTCATGCCCAAAACATGTTTGAGCATGCAACGGCATGACAGCCGTGCAGAGTTTTGGTTTGTGGCCGAGGGTGACGCCACAGTGTACACCCTGGACGAAGCGTCTACAGATCAAGAAATCAAGTGTCAGTTGACTGTGCATGAAAATACATTCATTGCTGTGAATGAATGGCACCAGTTGTGCAATGAAACTGATCAACCCTTGAAGTTGATTGAAATACAATACGGCGACCGCTGTGTTGAGGAAGATATTCAACGTCGATGAAACCTATTCCTGTATTTGTAGGATATGATCCTAGAGAAGCTGTGGCATATCATGTGTGTGTGAACTCCATCATCAAGCATGCCAGTCAACCTGTGGCAATCATACCGGTGGCCCTGAACTTGTTTCGAGACTATGACGAAACACACACTGATGGCAGCAATCAATTTATCTACAGCCGTTTCCTTGTGCCACACTTGATGGACTATTCAGGATGGGCTATATTCATTGACGGTGACATGATCCTGCGCGGGGACATCGTGGAATTATGGAACTTGCGAGAAGTCTCCAAAGATGTCATGGTTGTCAAACACGACTACAAAACTCGTATGACTGAAAAGTATCTTGGCTCAAAGAACGAAGACTATCCACGCAAGAACTGGTCAAGTGTGATATTGTGGAACTGCAACAGTTTTCCCAACCGCAAACTAACACCTGAGTTTGTGCAAAAATCAACTGGCGCAGAACTACATAGATTCACCTGGCTGGAAGATGCTCGCATTGGTGAACTACCCCCAGAGTGGAACTGGCTGGATGTTGAGTATGATTGGAATCCACTAGCAAAATTAGTACACTATACTTTGGGAACACCTTGCTTCCATGAGTTCGCTGATGCTGGTGACTTTGCAGAAGAGTGGCACAAAGAAAGACTACTAACTGACTACTGTCAACAAAAAACATAATATGAATGAAGAACAAGTACCATTGTCACAGTATGCACTAGATGAAGAACAAGTACCACTGCCTAAGACTGAATTAGACGAAGAACAAGAATTAGCACCTCTAACTCAGCATGAACTAGACATGGTGCCACCCGAACTGGCACAACTGTTTAGAGATCTTATCAAATATCGTGTGGATCCAGCAGGCGACTATTATGGGTTGAGTTTAGAAACATTGACTGAAAAGATACAAAGCCTGGACACTCAAACTGTACACGCCATAGACAGTGAATATAGATATGAAAGGAAAGGTCACATGTATGATCCTATTTTGCAAAGTTTTGTTCAAGGCTGCGGCGGGCAAATTAGTACCTGGGCCAAGAGTCAAAGTTCAGAAGTTCCGGCAGTGTTGCGTGGTATAACCAAACGCAAAGAAATGAACACATGTCGTGAAGCAGGTCGAGATTTTTATTACATTGACACTGGATATTTTGGTAACGGCAAGAAAAAGCTCTATCATAGAATCACACGCAATGACGTTCAGAACATTGGTCCAGTTATATCTCGTCCCAGAGACAGACTGGCAGCCACTGGTTGGCAGCCCAAGAAGTTCACTCGCGGCAGTAAAATCTTGTTGGCACCTCCCAGTCAGAAACTACTTAATCTTTATGACATTGACCTGGACACCTGGCTAGAGTCAGTGCAAGCAGAAATTAGAGCCTACACTGACAGAGAAGTTGTGGTTAGACGCAAACAAGGTCGCAGTGTGCGTGTGAATGACAACACCATGGAAATGGCACTGAGCGATGACATACATTGTTTGATCACCTTCAGTAGTATTGCTGCCACTGAAGCTTTGTTGTTTGGTAAACCAGCCATCACACTGGGACCCAATGCTGCACAGAGTTTGTGCAGCCGATCAGTAACGGCCATTGAAAATCTCAACATACCCACCATGGACGAAGTTGAAGAGTGGGCAGCTCATTTGGCCTATTGTCAGTTCACTGAATATGACATGAGAAATGGCACAGCCTGGAGAATACTGAATGACCACTGACTGTGCAGTTTACATCAGCAGTGTGGCCAATGCAAAAAAACATCCACGTAAGATTTCCTGTTTGGAAAATTTTGCACAGGGTGTGGCAGCCTCTGGCGACACTGTGATTACAGAATGGGACACACAGTATCAGCCCAGTAGATTGGCTGTGATCCTGGGATGGGCTACCACAAACACTGGCGGACCCAATATAACTTTGCGCAAACAGATAATCGCCGAACAACAACGCAGAGGTTTTCATACTTTGTGCATTGATGCTTCGTGTTGGAAATATCTCGACAATGCCGGTACCTATCTAAGATACAGTTTGAATGGACCGTTTTATGATCGTGCTGAATATGCCAATGCCAACAGCACTCCACAAAAATGGCAAGAAATCAGTGCCGCGGTGGGAGTGAGTATGCAGCCACCCAACAGTGCAAAAAACGGCCATGTGCTGATCTGCATGCAGCGTGATGGTGGTTTTGCCATGAAGACCATGCAACCCATGGCATGGTTGCAAGAAAAAATCTCACAGATTCGTCAAGTGACCAACAAGACAATTTTCATAAGACCACATCCTGGTGATTATCGAGCCAGTGAGTTTGACCCATTTCGTCGTACCAAGTATTTTCAGAAAATGAATGTGCATGTGTTGGACTGTGTGAACACATCATTGCTGAACAATCTTGCAGGAGCTCACTGTGCTGTATTTTTTAACAGCAGTGCCAGTGTGGCTGCTGTGTTACAAGGCATCCCGGTGTTTGTGGATGATCAAAGTTGTGTGAGTTGGCAAGTGGCCAACCGTGACATTTGTGATATAGAAAATCCCAAACAGTTCGAGCGCGAGCAATGGTTGTATGATTTGGCTTCAGCACACTGGAGCGACGAAGACGGCCGCGCTGGTAGAATCTACCAGAAATTTTTGCCATTTATAAAAAAATAATTAGGGTTTTTTGACCAAGACCACATCGTAGTTGTGACCTATCACATGTGACCATTTGTGACGTTCATCAAACACGCTTATGGTTTCTTTGGCAATTGACACCTGCATGTGAGTCAGCAGTTGTTGTCGCCACCAGTCAGGGTGCTGCACAATGAGATGGCAATTGCGTCCGTCTGGCAAGAACTTTTTGGCTGGATAACAAGCAATGCGAAAACAAGCACCCATCTGCATGACTGAATTTATCTTGATCAAGGTCTCTGTCAAGTACTGAGGCTCTATGTGCTCAATGGCATCTGTGCTGATCACAGCGTCTACCAGCTGTCCAGTCCAATGCTGATACTCGGGTACACCTGGGTCATATCCAGTGGTTGCTATATCAGGGTGTTCTTGATTGATAACTGACATCAACCCACCTTGGCTGCAACCAAAATCCAGCACAGTGGCAGGTTTGTATGTGCGTAAAAAATCTTTTACAATGCGATAAGTTTTTCTACCGCGATCAAAACGTTTTTGTCCATGTAATTCACGAAGTTGTAATTGGTATGCTGGATCTATCATGACCATCCCAATATTACATCAGCTCGCACACGGCCTAGTTCTTTGGCACCCCAAGATATCAATGTGGCTATGGAACGATCATAAAACATATGACCCACATCCTTGTGTTTTTTATCCTCTACAACCATGATAGGGCGGTCCCTGGTCAGTGTTTGTTTTCCGCCCTGGATGATGTGGTACTCGTAGCCCTCGCAGTCAATTTTTAAATAGTCTATTTTGGGCTGCCCAATTGATTCCATGTATTCATCCAAGGTCATCATTTGTATTTGTCCTTGCCCCATGGTCTGTGTGTTCACATGACTGTGTCCTGAGTTGTCTTTCTCAATTATCATGTCAATCCAAGAACTTTCGGCTCCCAACGCACAATTGACCACAGTGAGATTTTCAGCAGGCACATTGCGCAACAAGCAATCACGAAATTGTTTCACAGGTTCTACAGCTATCACAGTGTCAAACTCTTTGCACAGGTCTCGTGACCATAGCCCAACATTGGCACCGATATCCAATGCTAGACCGCGTTGTTTGCAAAACTTCATACTCAACTGTCTCACAGCCACTTGATACTCAGCGGGAGATCCTTTGGCGACACTTTTTTCTAGCATTTTTGGAAAGTGAGTTTCACCATCGGGAAACCACCATTCGTGACTTTGATACATATTGTTCCTTGAAGAATTACTATCTGATTATATTTATGGCTTGTTTTATCGGTAGATTGCGTTTACAAATTCATATTTGTCAGTCCACTTGTCGGGCACATCTTGCCATGTACCATTCAGCTGATCATCAACCCAGTCCTCATAGTGTGAACGATCTTTGAACCACCAGAACAAATCACTACCTGACCAATCAGCATAGAATTTTTTAAAAAATTCTCTTGTTCTTGGTTCACGAAAGTACTTGGGATCGTACAAGGTTTTTTTGCCTTTGGCCTCACGTTGAAAGTTAAGACCAATGAAACAAAATTTGGTAGCATGTTGTTCTAGTATTTTTCTAACCCAAAACAGGTCATCGTCGGGTATGCTGTTCAATACCTGTGTGCATATCACAGCATCAAACCGGGCATCCGCAGGCGGCAGAGTTTCAAACTTCGGCACACAAGGATCATAGCAGTACACCGACGCACCCAGGTATTGATCAAATGTTTGCCATTGATCTTCGGGTCGGTTTTCACCGGGCACTGTGCCGTATGGCAATCGTTCTTGATATTGCAGTCCCCTGCCACAGCCGTAATCCAGTATGGTTTTGACATTGTACCGGTCAACAAGATCTTTTATCTGATATTGATATTTCACAACATCGTACCCGGCCCAGCTTTTGTTTTGTTGTTGAAACTCACGACCCAGTCGCACTGATTCTTCATAGTATTGGCTAGGGTTTGGCATTTTAGTTCTCCAAATTCATTGTGGTAGATAATTTTTTAATATTACCATCTTTGGCATACAGTGGATGTAATCTTGCGATAGAGGGACAGTGATGGCTTACCGACACAATTTTTGTGCCCAGCAACCAGTCAGTTGGAAGAAAACCCTGGGTTTTGACCCAGTCAATCAGCTTGACTGCGGCATGTGGTTTGATGATGTAGGCATAGGCTCCCAAGGTATACCAGCCAGCAGCAGCTTCACCAGTGCCACCGCTGTGTTCGTCATCGTGAATGGTCCAGATGGATGATGCATCATTTGAGTGTGTGGCCAACCACTGCTCATAGGAATCTCTGTAGGGATTTCCAGAATCTAATTTTATAACATCATCAAACAAGTCTAAAATATTGTCCGGCAGTGGTTTGATAAAATATCCATCATGCTCTAGCACAAGATACGGAACATTGTGTTTGACACAATCAAGCCACAGGTAATAGTGACTCAGCAAACACCCAACTATTCCAACTCTTCCTTTTTTGAATTTTCCCAAGGGTTTGATGTTTAACAATTCCAAATGCCTTGACGCATCAAATCCGTTTATAGCATCAAACACTTCAGCAGTGATTCCAAACTTTGCGGCCTGTTCTATGCAATCCTGCGCCACTGTTTGAGACAGTTGATTATTTTGTAACACAATTATTTTTGTTCGCATGTGTATATCCAATCAGATTCGTTCAGTGTATCAATATGTGTGTAACCCAATGATGCCAGTAGGTCCTTGGTTTTTTGATTGATGTTGTCTCCAAATCTATTGAGATATTTGATTGGAGGGGGATCCCACATTTCAATGGCTATGACTGGTTGGAATTTTTTGATAGTGGACACAGCACCGCTGAGAGCAAAATATTCATAGCCTTCTATGTCCAAGTGTATCAAATCACATGCTGTCAATCCCAAATTATCTATTAGATAGATTGGGTAAAGCCCATCACCGTTGATAAAACTTTTTCCTCTACTTTTGGATTTGATATGAAGATCGACCAATCCACGATCACTGCCGAGACATCCTTGAGATTTTATTATATTTTGTTCAGGGCAATTCATTGCCAAACAATAAAAATTCAGCCAGTCTGGTTCAAAAGTATACACAGCATTGAAAATTTTTGAATATTGCTTTGGATACATACCGCAGTTGCCGCCAGCTTGCACCACAACTTTTTTGTCGTCAACATAACTGGATATTCGGCCGGGCAAATCAAAATTTTCTAATAGAAATTTCCAAGTATTGGTATCATCTTTTGGCCAATACCATCCTTCTTTAATTTCTACTAGATCATGCTCAACCATTTATTATCTGCTCTGTGGTTCTAAGTATGCGTTCAGCAGTGCCGTTTCTCAACTCATCAATGTGAAATTGACCATAGGCCAGATGATGTGCCCAGGCCAACCTAGCATCGTGATTGGGAAACCAAGGATCTTCTATACGGTCAAGACTGAGATTGGCCATGGGACGAGCAGCATTGCACGGAGCCAGCACAAACACAGGAACACCAGCTATGATGCTTTCTGTGGCAGCTATGGAGTTGAACGTGACCACAGCATGTACATCTTGTAAAGCATGTTCCACTGTGTTGGTTTTGCGACTGGTACGGCTGCGAGCACGATCACGTATTTCTACAGGGCGATCAGTGTGTTGTCGGATTGTGGCAGCGGTTTCTGCCAACCATGCGTCTAGTTCTATGTCGTAAAATTTGCAAGGCTTTTCATCTGGTGCCACAATTAAAATTTTGCTGCCGCGACGTCGGGCATGCAGTTCAATGCCCAGTCGGTTCCAACGGTCACTGGGTCTGGCCAGCACAGCATCATGCTGAAGGTCATTGTCTACAATGCGATGCCAGTGTTTCCATCCGTGTGGATTTCGATAACTGGGACGATTGCCTAGGTAACCTGAATCCATGTATCTAAATCTGCGACCGTCTTGCCAACACTGTTTGATGATCTTGTGTTTCATGATGCCGCGCAACACCAAGGGATCAGTGCTGGATTCGTACTGCCAGGTCTCTAACTCTGTGGGCTGTGCGCCAGCACCGTGAGCCAACAAGTCCATGTATTCATCTTCACCTTTTTTGCTCAAATAGATCCAGTTGGTCATTTGATATTACGCCAATAACTTCCAGACCTTGGAATTTTAAAATCCTTGGCCCAACTTTGTCCGCTGTTTTTTCTAGCACCTTTAAGGTGATCCAGCCATTGTCCCCATTCACAGTTGACCAAAGGATGCCCTTCACCGGTGATCATGTGGCCGGACCAGTCTAGTTCGTTGAGATTGCATTGTTTTCTCACAGCATCAAACACAAAACTGTCATGCCATTCCGACAATTTGAATATACCGTTTTCAGCGTCGTCATACATGCGCTGGAATTTTTGTAAGAAATCTTGTGTGGCAGGAGACCGCAAGTTCATACCGTACAGTCCGCACTCGCTGAATTTGTTTGCACGACCTAAAAAACAAAGATCACGATCTGCGGGCAACATGTGATCAAGATCCTGTTGGGTTATGGCAGTATGGCACACCATGTCAGCATCCATCCATATCAACCAGTCTGCGTTGGTTTTTTTGGCAGCAGCCATGATGCTGTAAACTTTGTGACTGAATCGTATGGCATGCCATTTGAATGGTTTGTGGGCATCTCGGCGTTTGGGATCAGGACTCTGTCCATTGGCTCTGGGATCTGATTGGTAACGTTGCTTGAATGCCACCAATTCTGGACTGGCAGCATGTAAATCAATCACCTGTAAGTTGCTGGCCTGAGTTGGTACTGCACAATCTTCGGCATATACCAACAGTTCAACTGTGTTGGGCCAGGCAGTCAAAAAAGTTTGAATCATTCGCCGACCATAAGTCTTGTAACCTTCGGCGTTGAAAGTGGTAACTACAGTGTATTTCATAAGCGTATTTACAGTGATCAAATCCATAGCCTATTTTCCTGCCCAATGTGCGCTAAACAGCCGGCCTGTGATGAGTGCGTTCTTGGATTGTTGCCAAGCCGCGGGCATACAAACACAAGAAAACTCCTGGTCTGCTGACGCGGCCGTGATCTGGTCAGTGCTGTGGAATGGCAGAATGCGGCCAAATCAAGCAGTGTACGAACACTATCGCAAGCAAAACCGACCGGTGATCGTGATAGACATTGGTGCGCTGTATCGTGGGCAAACCTGGAAACTGGCAGTAAACCACATCACTCGGGATGGCTACTACGGACATGAACACAACTTGGATCAAGATCGTCCTAGAAAGCTGCAAATAAGCCTGGCCCGACAGGTGGGCCCTGGCCCCGAAATCATCATTGCTGCACAACATCGTAACAGTTTGCAAGTGGACGGCATTGGTAGCATGGAATCATGGGTCATGGATCAAATAAAAATTCTTCGCAATTGTACAGACCGCCCCATACGCATACGTGCTCACCCACGTTCACCATTACGCATGCCACACCTGCCTGACAATGTTACAATGGAAGTTGCACGGCCTGTTGCACACAGTTATGACAGTTTTGACATGCATTTTAATTGTCATGCTGTGGTTAATCACAACTCAGGACCAGGCATACAAGCAGGCATTGCAGGCTGCAGACCCATTGTGGCTCACAGCAGCCTGGCATACCCTGTGGCAGTGGGCTATGCTGACATTGAACAACCTTATGCAGTGGATAGAGAACTGTGGCTGACCAAAATATGTCACACCGAGTACACTGTGCAAGAACTACGAGAAGGACTATGGCTAAAAAGAATCGAATCCGCACTGTTGACAGCATAACTGATTGTGCTTGTGTGATACACGGCACTGGTTACGACTGGATTTATGTTGAACGATTGTACAACATGCTGAGCCGTAATCTGCCCAATGGTATACGTTTCCATGTGTACACCGAAACCACACGGCCTGTGCCTGACCACATGATAAAACACGCACTGACGGAATGGCCAGGCATTGCTGGACCCAAACGCGAGTGGTGGTATAAAATGCAGTTGTTCAATCCTGAGCACTATTCGGGCAATCTATTGTACATGGATCTAGATGTGGTCATCATTGATGATGTGTCTTGGATTCCGTGCTTGCACACTGATTATTTTTGGACCATAAAAGACTTTAGATATCTACAAAAGTCAACATTCTCAGGAATGAATTCTAGTGTGATGTGGTGGAATACTAAAAATTTTGAACACATATGGCAAGATTTTTGCAAGATACCCATTGACAACGTGGTGCGTCAATACCAAGGTGATCAGGATTATTTAGGTGTTGTGATTGATCACAATCGACGTAGATATTTTGAAACACCGCGTGTGCAAAGCTGGCGTTGGCAAGTGGCCGACGGTGGATACAATTTTCAACAACGACAAGCCATCAACCCAGGCAGTGGTGCCAAGCTCAATGGCGAAGCCAGTGTGTTGGTATTTCACGGACGTCCCAAGCCGCATGAAATTAATGATCCTGTGATACAAAACTTTTGGCGGTAATACTCTAGTAGTACTTGACTAGAAATTCCCTTTTTGCTATACTAGTGGCATACAAAGCAAAAAGGAGCCGGCAATGGGATATCGTGTAGTTGACACCATAGATGTCATGCGCAACAAATACAGTGCTCGTGCAGGACTGGAAGGTCCGTTCAACTTCTCAGGTCGTGTGTTGTATTATGACGCCACGCAAGGCCAGTACTACGATCCTACTACTGACTTCTATGTGGAGCAGGCGGAAATGGACGAAATAAATACCCGTTTCTTTGAGCAGTTCAAAAAGTAACACTTTGGTAGCACTTGACCAATAATTGCCAAAATGCTATAATAACCACATACAAAGCAAAAAGGAGCCACTATGCAGATCGCAACAGCAGTCAAACAAATACAAAAAGAAGCAGACTTTCAGGGCATGGGCCTGTTGGAAGTTTTGAAAGACATCAAACAACATGGTCGCATGATCTACAGTGAACGCACAATGGAAGCGTTTGTTGTTTTTGTGCAACAAGGGCAAGAACTGTTTGCCCCGGTTGACCAATAATCCATCTTTTGCTATAATAGAAACATAAACAGTAAACAACCGCATTTCAAAGGAGCCAACAATGAGTGCAATTCGTGTAATTAAAGGTGTGTATCGCAACAAACCCGTTCGCAATATCGCTTTCAATCTTGTGTCAGGCTTTCAGTCTGGCGCCAAAGGTAACTTCGTGACAGTAGAAAACAACGGTGCATTTCCCAACTGCCCCGACACCATCCGTATCAAAGTCAACAACATTAGCGACATCGAGTATGTCAATGGAGATGCAGTG